CATCTTTTACAGAAGACACCGCATTATATCTCCAATGTACATTATATACTACATCTGTATTATCGTCTTTTGTTGGATAACAATCTACAGTCCTGCAATCCCATGAATAACTTATTGTGTCTTTTGCCATAATTTTTTAATTTAATTTATACAAATATAGTAAATTTTTAAATTTCTTTTTCCAGTTCTTTAACCCTTGCTTCAAGTTCTTGTATTGATTTTAATAAGATAGGTACTAACTTACTATAATCAACACCTTGCATTTCTTCACCATCTTTTTCACCAGTTACTGCATCAGGTAATATGTCTTGTAGTTCATGTGCCTTTACACCATAACTTCTTTTGTCTTCATCCTTCCATTTAAAATCATACATTTTAATTTTTGATGCTATTTCTAAAGCATTAAAATCTTTATAATCTTCTTTCATTCTATAATCCGAAGACGTTGCATAAGCAGTAGTAGATGAATTATAAGAGATTGAACCACTTGAAGTGCCAGCATTTAAAAAATTCATAACAGTAGAAGTATTAAGAGTTGTCGCCCTTTCATATACAACTTGACAAGCACCGTTACTTGTGTTTGGCACAATAGTCAATGAACCATCTGCTTCTGCTACAGTTCCACCAATTATTAATTTACCATCAGCTAATATTCTTATTTGCTCAGATGCACTTGTAGTTCCTGTAGAAAAAGCCATATCTCCGTTAGATTGAGTTGCTATTTCACCTATTCCTGATAAAGCATCAGAACCATTTATCGTATATTTTCTAAAAATAACTCCAGCCGTCCCAGCACTATTTCTTGAATCTACTGATATTCTTTGGGTTGCACTTGTGCTTTTTACCGATAAAGCATAATCAGGCGAAGTTGTACCTATACCTACTTTACCATCATTTTTAATGGTCATCTGTGTTCTTCTTGTACCATCATCATCCATAGAACCTATATCAAGATTATCACTTTTGCTCATTATAAATTTAATTCTTCGGTCTGCTGTAGCACCACTATGATTCATTATAAACTCACCAAAACTTGTGCCTTCTGTTATAGTTCTTCCAAGAGTACCATATTTCACGTGCAATCCAACACCTGAAAAAGCAACCGAATTTATTGTTCCTGGCGAAGTTGTACCTATTCCAACGCTTCCGTTTGAAACTAATCGTATACGTTCTGAACCTGCTGTGAACCATCTATGATGGTCAGCACCTGAAGCAGTTTTAACCATTTGATAATCGGTTGATACAAAACCACCTGATGAAGTTCTTGTATCTAAAGTGAGATTATTACCACTATTTGAAATACTTGTTATATTATAGGTAGCTGTACTGTCAGAATCTTCCATATAAATAGTGCCACCAGTTGTATCTGATAAATGAAATTTAGCTAAAGGCGAAGTTGTCCCTATTCCAACTTTTCCGTCACTTTTAATTCTTACTTGTTCGGTATTATTTCCATCAACTACAGTTTTAAAAACTAAAGATGCTTGCCTTGTTCCACTTGTAGAAGTCCAAGTTCCTTCAGCTTCACTACCCATCATACCACAGACATACATAGAATTGTCACTTGCTTCCATTCTCAAATCAATCATATTTTGTTGACCAGCTGTAGCGTTTGTAGTTACACCAAATAATGCAACGGATGCTGAGCTTGAAAAAACAGTTAATTTATTAGTTGGATTTGTAGTGCCTATTCCAAAATCACCGTCTGCATCTATCCTAAATTTTTCCACTCCTGAATTATAACCAATAATAGTTCCACTTGCAGCTGATGCCCCTCGTGCAACTATTCCAAATCCAGTATAATAAGTTGATGAACTTCCAGCAACTATTTCAATTGCACTTGAATCTCCTCTTGTACTTATTGATGCTAAAGTACCACTATCATAAGTTCTTGTCCTTCCAGTTGTAAGTGCCGTAGATATTCCAAGATTTGTAACAGTACCACTTGCTAAAGAGCCACCTGATATTTCAAGTTTTGCTGTTCCTGTATCAGTCCCTATTCCTACGTTTCCTGCACTTGTAATTCTTACAGCCTCAGAACCGCCAGCACCTAAAGCAACGTCTTTACCACTACGACCTTTTATCATTAATGTATCTGTATCAGTTCCACTTCCTTCTATTCCACTTGCTGAACCTACATCTGCATAAGCTGTACCACCAGTTTCAAAAGTTATATAAGCACCTAAAGTTGGTGCATCTAATGTCATATATCTACCACCTGAATTAGCATTGATTTCTGTTAACCCATTACTTGCATTAACTTTAAATTTATCAGTTGCTACAGTTAAATCACCTGCAAAATTTGAATTATTACCACTAATTGCTATAGGTGCATCAGTAATTGTGTCTGCATCTGACCACATAACAACATCATTAGCAGTACCACTACCATCAATTGTACTTGTTGCTTCTTCTATTACATTACCACTTGAATCAACTGCTAAGAATTTAGTAGCAGTACCAGTATGTGTACCACTTCCGTAAGTATTTAATTTTAATTTTCCAGCATTAGTTATATTTAAAACTTCTGTTCCTGTAATCGCATCATTTAAAGTCCTTATACTAAACGAAGGTGTATCATCTGTTCCTGCTCTTTGTCCACCAATAGCAACACCATAATTATTAGAAGTTGATGTGCCAAAAAATATATTAGTAAATCCACCTGAATTTGTGGTTGCACTTGGATGTAATCTTAAAAAACAGTCTCTATCAAATTGCGTTGTTACTTGTGCATTTCCAATTTCTAATTTTCCTGTAGGATTTAAAGCCCCAATGCCAACCTGTCCATCTTTATTAATTTTCATTCTTTCAACTGGAGTATTTGCTGACGCTGAAGTATAAAAAGATAAACCTGCATTATTTCCAGTTGTGCTATCTACATAAGCATTTATAGAACAAGCTATGCCACCTGCAGTATCTTCATTGCCAAAAGCCAATCTTGCAAATATGGCATCATCTGTCCAAGTTCCTGCATTTGTAGAATTAATTTTAATTGTCGGAGGCGTTGCACCATCTAATCCTGAAGCCCCCTCAACTTGTAATAATTCATCTGGACTCGTCGTTCCTATGCCTACATTTCCGTTTGCTTTAATCCGCATCGCTTCATCATCATTTGTAGAAATCATTAAATCTGTATTTTCATAATTACAGAGATAAGCATTTTCGTCTCCTGTAATACCAACTATAAATCCATCCCCACTTGTAGCACCAGTTGTGTCATTTGTTACTCTAATATAATTTGAACCTGAACCAGTTGCATGAAGTTGAAGTTTACTTACTGGGCTCGTTCCAATTCCTACATTTCCGTCACTTCCTATGGTCATTCTTGCACCTGCTGATATAGTATCAGTACCACTATTATCTTGTGTAAAGAATTTTATGTTTGTTGGATAATAATTTGACGAGCCAGTATCCCAATTTGCTGACGCATCAAATAATATTTTTGCACCTTGATAAGGGGGTGAGCCACCTGAATCAGAACCCTCTGCACTTATTACACCAATACCATCACCACTTACAATAGATACGTCTGAATGCCATAAAGATAAATCGGCAGGAGTATTATTAGCACCTGCACTTTTAATTGCAACATTACTAGTTATGGTTGCAATATTATTAGCAGGAGTTAATTCAAAAGCACCATTATCACCAAATTGCATTACATACTGTCCTGCCGTATGGTCATATAAAGAAAAATATCCTTGATTTCTTTTTCCTAAAGTCCAAAAATCTGCATTAGCTTGATAAAATTTGATAAATCCTTCTTCTCTATTTGCACCACCTACTCCATCTGCACCGCTATTTATTATTAAAGTAGCATCTTCATTAAGAGATTTTATTTGTAACTGTGAATCAGTTGTCTTATAGACATCAACAAACCCTGCAAAAGTTGCGTTGCTTGTAGCACCATCTATTTTTAAAGCAGGTGCATTAAAAGTAGTTCCACCAACCGTTGTAGATGGTGTTATTTCAAAATTTTGGTCTACATTTTCTTGAGCAGCAATCATCCAACTATATTTAGCTGAATCAGGTGTAAGATAAAATTCAGGAGAACTATTGTCTATTGTTACATTACCTGCAAAAGTTGAGTTTCCTGAAGCATCTATTGAAAGTCTGCTTGTTGAAGTATCGCCTTTATCATTTGTTGACCTAAAATCAAAACTTCCGTGTGTTGAAGTTCCACCTGAAGTTAAAAAACTTGAAGTGCCATCGTGATATATATTTATAAATTGGTCAAGTTGATTTTGACTGCCATTATCTCTTGTAATAATAAGACCATCATTAGTTCCACCCGAATCACCTATAACTGCTAATTTAACACCACTTGCTTCATTAAGTGTTCCCGAACTTATAGAACCAATTTGAATTAAATTACTACTTTCAGTTATAATAGAATTTCCTATAGTATCCGAATCCGTCCATTTTGTAATCTTACCTGCCGTCCCACTACCATCAACTGCTCCTGCACCTATAGGAATTTCAACCACTTCACCTGAAGATGTAACACCAAGTCTTTGTGTAACTGTACCAGTTATTGAACCACTACCATAAGCTGATAGTTTTAAACTGGAAGTACCTAATTCAAATTTAGTTGTGCCTCCTATCGTAGCATTTATTTTATTTGTAGTATAATAAAGACCTGTATCACTATCATTTGAAAAAGTTAATGATGGAACCGTAGTAGTTCCATTTGCTAATCCTAATTGAGTTGTTGAAAGTTTTATACTTGCATCCGTACCACCCCCATCTTCAATTAATCTAAGTGTAGAATTTAGAATTGCGTTGTCACTTGTTTTAAGTAAACCTAAATAAGATGATGATATGGTATTTCCAGTTAATGCTCCCATTGAATATTTTTTATTTACAAATATACTATTTTTTCATTTTCATAATATGTTTGTTGTGATGTACTCTATGGCAGTTAGCACATAGTATCTCACAATTAATCATAATCTCATATAATATAGCGTCAACACGACCATCTATAAAGTTTTTTTTTGACAAATTTCTTAATTCTCTAGCTACAGAAAAACGTTTTTTTTTAATATGATGAAAATCTAAAGCAGAAAAATTTTTATTATAACCACACTTCACACATTTAATTTCTATGTATTCAGATAACTTATAAATAAATTCTTGTTTATAATATCTGTGATTTTCTTCACGTTTCTCATTTCTACATTTCTTACAATCTTTTTCTAATGTATTATATCTTGTCAAATAAAATTTATCAGGTTGTTTTATCTTCCCACAAGTATAACATTGTTTGTTATCTTCCTTGACCTCTATACTTTGAACCCTTATAATATTTTCCACTTTTTTGATTTGTGTTTCTATTTTTACTATGTATTCCTCTTCTTTTTTTCTTTGGTTTTAAAATATATGCTTTTGGAAAAAATCTTTTAGCCATTATTTTTGCTTATACTTTTCAAGCCCACGACTTCCGAAGTATGCACCAATAACAGTAATTAAAACTATTTGCAATAAATCTACCCAACTTTCTTTAACTTCAAAAGATATTTTACCAGCATCTACAAATACTAGCAATATTGTGCTTACTACTAATATTAGCAATACCAATGGTCTTATGTTTTTTGATAACCAACTATCAGATGTGGAATCATACTTCCATCTTTCAGTTGTGTTTTTTTGCATTTCAATTTCAAAAGATTGAAATAATTGTTGTACTTCCTGTTTTGCTTTGTGTTTGTCCTCTTTAGTCATCACAAATCTATCTACTATATCAGCAATACCTTTAGTAGTTTCTCCAAATATTTTTTCAAATATCTTATTCATTTATTTTTTTTTATATAATAATAAAAAGCAAACATCATAAAAGACATACAAGATATAACAACTATTCCTTCTATGATTACATTCATTTTTTCTTTTGTTCTTCAACTGTCCAAATATAGATAATGAAAGAACCAATAATTAATGCACTACAAAGAGTTAATCCCAAAAGGACATAATCCACATTCACCAAATTGACAACCATTACAATTCATCTATTAAATCAATTAATTTACTTTCTATTCTTAAAAATATTTCTATTCTTTGTACACCTTCCCATTCCTTTAATCCATCTGCTACATCCATTAAGGTATTTATTTTAGATATACATTGTGTGGTTTTCAGTTGCTTATTAACATCAGCTTCAGATAAAGATATGTCGCTTAATAATTTCATTTTTTATAGACCTTATCTTCTAAACTGTTTAATCTTCTATTGGTTTGTTCTTCGTATTTTTCTAATTCTTTAATAAGATAATCTATTTTTTGATTTATTACTTTGGTGTCATCTTGTTGAATCTTATATTCAGGTAGTGTTTTTGCAATTTCTATTTCAGAAGTCAGTTGAGAATAAGTCATTGTTAAACTTATTATACCACCAACTAAAAGTCCTAAAAATTTTATGTCTATTTTTACATCACTTTTTCCATCGCCATCTAAGTCTAGTGCGACTTTTTTATTTGTTATATCATCCATATTTTCTGATTTAGATTTCTTCAAAATTAATAATTTTAATTGATAGATGTTTTTGTGAATCTAATATATCTGCAATTATCGGATAAATTCTTTTATAAGAATTTGATGACTGACCTAAAAACGGCTCATTGCTAATATTTTGCGATATAGCATCTCCAACAAGTAAGCAACCATGTGTGTGACTAGTATCGTTACCACAATGAACAAGAATATGAGAAAAATTAGGCACATCCATAAGTTGTAGCATACCTCTATGAATGCTTTGAAAACGTTTTTGATATTTAATATGATGACCTCCTTCCGTTCTGTATTTAATTTGATATGTGCCTTGAGGAATACGAGTTTCTCCATATACTTTGACCTCACGTTTTTCATCTTCAAGAGTAAAGCATAAAAAATCTTTTGTGTTTGTTTTTTCATTCACTAAAAATAATATACCTAAGGTACTATCTTTTTTTGAACTATATCGGTATAATTCTAACCTCATAACTGTTCTACCTGATTTGTAAACGTTAAAATTCCTCTATATATCGTTTCTGTTTCAGTATCTTCTGTAAGGTAAGCTATACCATCATTTTGTGCTGAGATACATTTAAAACTATCCGAACTTAAATCAAAAAAAGTATTTCGTGATATTAATAATTGTGTGATTTGATTCATCGCTAGATTGGCATCTAGTTGACCACCAGTATTTGTATCAAAAGCAGTAACAACTTCTACTTGTGTAGATATAACATTCAAATAAGTATCCTTTATATTATCAGCTATTATATTTGAGATTGAAGTTATTAAAATATATGGATTAGAAGCACTAGAAGGAACAACATTATAAATTGGTACATTAGCACTATTTAAAGTTATGTTTCCATTAAGAGCATCATAGACTTCTTTTCTTATAAAGTGACTTGCATCTTTCATATTTTTGTTTCTTTATTTATTTGTTTTCTTAATCTTTTAATAAATGCAAAAGTAGCTTCCATTATTGATGGTCTAAAAAAAGGTTTCATGCCTGTAAATTTACCTCTACCTGCTTTACCATACTCTACAAATGGTGCATAATTTATCTTATATCCAACCTCATAATTGAAAGGTTTCTTTTCTACATATACAGATTGTTTTAAGTTACCAGTAATAACTGGAACTTTTAAAGAAGAACGTAACATAATATCAGTTGCATAACTAGATAATTCTTTATCAAAACCTCCACCTATCTTAACAAATTTAGAGAGCTTTCTCATCTTTTTATTGAATCGCATTCTATCTCTTTGCCTTATTTCTATGCCTGATTTCTTTGCCATCTTATTGTTGTTTATCAGCTAATATTTTATAGGTATATAAATCTTGTTCAAACATAGAGTTGATTCTATATTGATTAGTGTCATTAGTTAAAAATAATACATCACCTCTTTGAATGTTTGTTGTTGCAGTATTCTTTCTTAAAATTAATTCTATTCCAGTCTGCAATATTCTTTTTCCATCTCGGAAAATCATATTGCCGTCTAAGTATGTCCTATCTGCCCAAAAAGTTCCTACCGTAGATTGAGATGATGTAAAGCCACCATACCCATCAGCTGAGTTAGTATTTCTTTTTACCGTTACTCTGTACCTTAAATCTCCTGCTTTTATCATAACTCATTATAAAATATATATGGTGAAAGAATGTTTTCAATACTGCTCGGTAATTTATTAACCGTTTCTCCTTTAACATAATCTGCTCTATTGTCATAGTAAGTCGTGGCAAGTTGTTTAATAGCTAACTTTAAATCATCATAAGTTAATCCAGTAGTCGTGTAAACTATTTTGATATTTTTAGTATGTGCAGAAGTTACTTCAATATATTTATCTTCAAATCCATAATCATCATAATCTATATTAGACAAAGTACCACTAGAGTCTTGTGTTTGAACGCTAGTAATTGCATTTATAGGTGCATAAGGAAGTACAAGTTTAACTCTACGTTTATATAAATTGCCATATTCTCCTGAAGGGTCAACATTACTAACAAATAATGTTCTTGTTTTAGCAACAATATCTCTATTAATTATTGCTTCACATTTCTCTCTAGCTGCTTTAATCATCTCTGCAATAATAGTATCATCATCAGATGTTTCTATCCTAGCATAAGATTTTAGTTCAGAGGAAGCTACTATTTCACTTCCAGTAGTAGAATCAATTTGTACGCTTATCATTACTTGCTTTCTTTTTTCCCTTTAAACTCTTTTGTTTCTTTTGTTGCTTTTTCTTCTTTAGTATCTATCTTTTCGCCCCATCCTTTAGCAATCCATTTAGAAACATTTTCACTTGATACATCTACAATGCTTCCAGCTTTGTAATCAATACCATCTTTAGTTATTTCTATTTTACATTTAATTTTCATAATATTAATTTTTGATTTAAACAAAGATAAAAAAAAAGAGCAACTAATTTAGTTGCCCTTTCTTATTCAATTAGTATTACTAATTATGCAGTCTCTAATGCAGTTTTAGCCGCAGAGAATGTACCAACACTATAAGCGTTTGGTAAATAGACAGAATGTGCAATTCTAGCTATTCCTCTAACAGAAACTAAATACTTAGAGAAGTTATCTGAGTCCTCGTAACCGAAGTCTACTCTAACACCCTCTCTTTGCCATACTTGAGAACCTTGTGAGAAATCTCCAACAATGAAACTTCCAGCAGCAATCTTGTTGTTCATGTAAACTGGAACACCATTTATTCTGAAGAAACCGTCAGCAGATACAAGTGAATTACCTCTAAGGTATTCATTAGTAGTATCTTTCAATAACGCTATCTTATGGAAATCAGTTGGGTTTAACACAATACCATTAGCAGAAAAATTCGCTAACGCTAATTGATTCATAGCAACATATAGAACGTCAAGTTCTTGTGCTGACTCAATAGCATTTGCAAAACCACCTGCCGCCCAGTCAGTTCCACCATTTAATAATCCTAATAAATTAGGAGTAGAACCTGAACCACCAATAAGTTGGTCATCAATAGTTGCATTTAACTTGTTAGGAATTCTCTGAGATAAGTAGCTAGAAAGTGCAGGAGTATCATCAAGCATCTCTTGAGAGATAGTCATGACTGCCGCCATTTTCTGTACTACTGCATCTTCAGCAGTAAGGTCAAAACTAGAATCAGATGGCGCACTACCTTCAGCAGTTGCTCCACCATTATCAGTATAAGAAGATTCTTTTACAAATCTTATTACGTTTGAATCAGTTGAACCTACAGGAATAATTCCCATCATATTCGTTACATTCGCAGGGTCTCTTTTGATACCATCTACTCTAGTAACTCCAGTTGCATCTCTTGAAGAGTTTGCACCTGAAAAATCTGAAGAAATTAAAACATCAGCTTTCAATTCCATTGAAGCATTTGCTCTAGTCCCTTCTTTCATAGCTTTGAATGATTCACTTTTATTAAGTGTATCACCAATTACTTCTGATTTAGTTTTATAAACATTATCAAAGTTGTTTTTCTTATTTTCAACTTCCATCTTGTCTAATCTTTCAACTATTTCAGAATGTTTTTCAACAAGGTTATTAACCTCGCCTTTAATAACAGTATCAACTTCGTTGTTGACATTATCTTTGATAGCTTTTGCAGATTTCTCTAGCTTCTCATCAATAACATTACAAACATCGTCTAACTGTTTTTTTATATTCTCATCCATTATTTTGAATTTAAATTGTTAAACATATACTTAATTATTGAATCTGAAGTTATAGCATCCTTCTTAGTCTCTAAGTGTGTATTATCACGAGTTAGTTCCTCATTTGATTGGTGTGTGTTATCACGAGCAATCAAAGATTTTAAAACTTCTAATTCATATTCAATAAGATAACCTAAGTCATCAGAAACACTACCTTTTCTAATTACTTTGATTAAATTATCAAATCTCTTTTTGAGGTAATCTATTTTATTAGATTCTCCTTTAACCTCTAATATTTTTGCTTCATCATTTGCCGCAATAGTAACTGCTGAAATCTCATATAGCTTTACTTCTTTTATCATTCTAACACCATCATCATCAAAGTCTTTTTTTACTGGCATAATACCAACTGAATTTTCATCTATAACTCCGTATTTCATAAGTTCTAAAACCTCATTTCCAAAAGTGGTTTTAGGAACTTCTGCAACAAATACTAATCCTTTTTCATCTTCATATAATTCTTTCATCTTACCTATAGGCTTAGTGATGTCGTGTTGATATAAATACTTAACACGAGAACCATTATTTTTAATAGTTCTTTTATATGCACCCTTTTCTATAATGTCGTTATCTGAATCTTTGTTACCAAATACTGAACCGTACCCTTTAACGATTCCTAAATTTTCATCAATATCACTTATCTGTCCTTGTTTATATATTACTTTGCTCATAATTTAAATTTTATTTTCAAAATTAGTTAAATTTTTAAATAAATGTTTTTAATCTCTTTTAACGAAAGGTATTGAAACACATTTACAGTTCACTACTTCTTTAGCTAAAGCACCTAATGAAGTATCGGAAGGAAACATTAATAACGAAGAACCTACCATGTAAGGTTTATCACTAGGTATAGGAGTTTTTTGATATTTAGCACTAGCCGTCGCATGAGTATCTCGTATATTAGCACCGCCTGCTATCCATTGTTTACTTAAATTATCTTTACCAAATATATCTTCTGCTGATAATGAAATGCCATTATTTGCAGAGGCAGTAGTTTCTGTTTGTACTACTCGTCTAGCCATCCAACGTGATTTAAATTTTAATCTTTTCATTATCTCTTTAACTCTAGGCTCTAAACCCATAGACATAAATTCCTCATTTGCAGTTAATTCTTTTATGACTTTTTTTAGTGTATTTCTAGCAACACCACTTATAGAAGTAACTTCTTTTGCAGTAGCTAAATAATTTGAGCGTTGTGTGGCATATCTATCCATTCCATTTAATACAGTAGATTCTAGATTTTGCATTTCTCTTCGTGTAAGTTTTTGACCTCTTTCTATTTTATCTAACAATCTTTGTATCTCAAATTCATTAAGTTTTTCTACAAACAATTTAAAATGTTTTCTGTACCACATAAAAAAACGTAATCCAGTTTGCCTGTACATCTGCTTATACATCTCTACCATTTCATCTTCTTTAAATAAAGTATTAAAGTTTTGATTCGTAGCAGTATCTTCTATCTTATAATACTCCATAGCACGAGTATAATTTTTAATGTAATACTGATACACAATAGGATAGTTTTTCTTTTGTGCTATTTTAATTTGTTTTACAAATTCCTTAGATATGTTTCTTTGTGCTTGTTTAGTTTCTAATGTTTTTTGAGATAATAAGTTATTGCAGATAGCATATCTCTGAGTTCTTTGTGGATATTCTGATGTCATTACATCATCTATCATACACCTACTCATAAATTGATTGTTAGATTCTTCTGCTCTCGGTTTTGGTAATGGCATTATTCTTCACTTTTATCAATTATACGTTTACACCATTTCCACATTGCATCGTCTTCTACTTTAGACGTTTTAATATTACCACCCCAAAGAGCAAAAGATATATCACCACAAATTGGTTTACCTTTTTCATCTATATAGTCACCAGTAACATACTCGTGAGCACGTGATAGATATGCAAATGTTTTTTTTACGATTGATAATGACATGCGTTTACCAGCTATTAAATCCGTTGCACGACCTTTGCCCACTAAAGTGGCACAAGGATTATTAAATTCCTCATTTATAGATTTACTTCTTTCAGCATTTTTTCTAGCTGATTTAGGATAATCATCATAATATTCTTGTTTATTTATTTTTAAAGCCTCATCTAGTTCTGTCATATTAGCACAAGGCATATAAATAGTACCTTCATCTGTATCATGTGAATGTGCAATATCACAACCAATTTCTTTAGCTCTGTCTAATGCTTCTTCTTCAGTAGCATATACCTCATCACTAATTGCTTTTATATTTTTAGATTTTACTTCTTCTTCTTCAATTACTTCTTCAATAACTTCTTCTTCAATCACATCTTCTTCTTCTATTACTGGAAACTCTACGTTATCAGAGACTCCCATATCTAAATCAGAAATAGGAATAAGGTTTGAAGGCACTAAATAATCTTCCATTACTGGATTTTCTTCATCTACACCATACCCTTGTGCTTGTCTTTTTTCATTTGCACTTAACCAATATGACTTTGAAAGAGTATCTACTAACTTTTCTTGTTCAGGCATTAACTCAGGTACGGCACTATAATCAAAATCAAAATATAAATCTTCACCAAACATAGGAACTAACCACCTATTAAACTCATCTCTTATTTTATTTAATTCAGGAATTACTGCGTTAGTAAATAAAACCTTTCTAGCAGTTCTATAATTATCATAAGTTGTTGATTCTGTGTTGTTTAATAACTGAACTGGTATCCCATATATGTTACATAAATCTTTAACAGTAGCATTATAAGATTCTAATAATTGTAAATCAGAAGTTGAAAGACCAAAGTTTACCCAACTAAATTTCTTTCCTGTAATCATTACATCATTAGCTGATTTAGTTCCTTGATAATTTCTTCTGAAAGCGTCTTTCATTTGTTGTGCTTGAGTCGGTGTTAATTGGTCATCATCAGGAGTTAACATCCCTCTAGCAGATTGATTATGTAAGAATTTTAAATTAGTTTCTACTGCTTCATTGCTTGTTGTTAATACTCTCATGCCTGCTTGTATTGGAGACTGACCGTATAAGTGAGAGCCATTACTAGAATAATCAGGATTAAAATCTGCAATATGTAATACTTCTTCAGCAGTTAAATCATATTTATTATCATTATACATCATAGTATATTTTGATACTGGCTTAAATATACCTTCAGATTTAATTTCTATTAAATGTGCAGGTAGATTATATAACTGATAATATATGTCTCTGTTCTCACCATTTTCAGGAGATATTCCATACACATATCTATTGCCAGTTAACTTACCAAAGCCAATAAGTTCTTCAAGAAATACTGCCCAAGATTGTGCAGGGTTTGGTCTTTCTAATAACTTACCAAGTGCTGTATGTTCAACTTGTTCTAGTGTATGCTTTCTTAATAGCTTTGCTTTTAATACAGATTCTTCATTTAAGCTATTTGATGTTAATGCTTTGTATTCTTTTAATGCACCGTCATCTACTTTTCTATAAATATTATAAGGTACTGTTACTGCTGATTTAGATATTAATTGAATTAATGAATATATTGTGGGATTGTAAGCATAACCTTTTTCTATATAA